CTGTGGTAACACCACCTGCATTAATTTGATCTGTTCCAATTTCTTGGTTGTAATATATACTAAGTCCGTCCGTATTACCAACAACATCTGATGATGCATTGTCTGAAGCGGTATAATATGTTGCATGAGGTCTGTCAAAAACTGCTGAGTCCTGCCAAGCAGCTCTGTTTAAAGTACCTGTTGTCCATATAGGACGTTTAGGTGATGAGTCTAGATAGTTATAAGTAACTACCCTGTTGATTTGATCTGATGCAGCCGTGCAATAAAACCAACTTACTTCACCAAACAAATTATTTAATCCAGCATTAATAAGATCTCTAGATGTAGCATTTATATCATCGTAGACATGGTCTTCTACAAGACAAGGCATAGATCTTAATTGACCATCGTATTGAAAGAAACCGTTTTCTGACATCCAATAAGCTGTACCATCTACTTCTATACAAGCATTTTTACCAAACAATCCACAGTTAGTTCCCACTTGTTCAAACGAGAATGTGAATGGTTGACCAACAAATTTCATTAAAAACAATGCAGTATCGGTCCAAACATAGATAGCGTCCCTACCTTTTATAGCTCCCATAATTTTAGAACCATCAGCAAGTCTTTGTGTACCTGCAGTATTATTGGCTCTTACTGTGTAAGAATCGGTTTGATCAATACTTTCTTGAGAAGAGAAACGTATAAACATATCATCTTTAGTTGTTGATGTTCCAACGGTTGTTTCTGTTCCAAAAAATACTAAGTGTCTGTCTGGTGTAGATACTAACACGTGACGTGATGCAGTTGGAGCGTTTGGTAATACAGTTGCTCTTGTTGCTGTCGGGCTGGCTGCAGATGCATCCCATTTAAAACATTTACCATTGTAAATAAGAGCAATTAAAGTCGTACCATAGTTATCTAAAATCCATAACCCTGGATCAATAGTAAGGTCACTGTTGTTTGGATCTCCCCAACCAGTAAAACTAGATATGTTTTGAACCGTAGCCCCACCACTGTGTGTTGATTTTGTTGTACCATTTACACCTCTTGCACCACCGCTTAATGTATTTGTACCGGTATTATTATTTGTAAAACTTATATCTTCCCCACCTATTCTAATTTCACCTGCAGATGGAAAAGCTGCTGAGTTAGCAAGAACAATAGTTGTTGTGATCGTGTCTGTTAATGCTGTGGCTAAAGTTGTTGATGCTGCTCCTGGAGAAGTACCTGACCATAAACCTGTACCCCAACCAAGTCCCCCAAGTTGCTGTGCTGGTCCAACAGATTCATAAATTAAAACTGATGCAGATCCTGCAGTGCTTAAAGGTGTGCCTGTTTCATTAGACGCCATTGTAATAGTAAAAGTAGTAGAAGTTGGGACAGATGTTACCATAAATTTAACGTCTTCAAAAGTTGCATTTGTAAACGTTGAACCACTTAACCCACCTACACTATCAAATAAAACAATATCATCATCCGTTAAACCATGGTCTGAACCAACGGTTACTGTGACTGTTGGACTACTAGATGTGCTTGTAAAGTTAGCTCCTGTAATTGTAGTTCTTATAGGATGTATGTCGTAATATGTACCACCTGAATAAACATATAAAATTCTGTTAGTTCCTATAGCCGCGTATTTAATTCCGGCATTGTCGTCCCAATGATGAATAGCTCTAGCAGCACCTGTTAAATTAGTAGAACCTAATTGTTGCCAGCCGCCTATTTTTTCCGGAGAACCGTATCTAAAACGAACATTGTCGCCATCAAACCATTGTCCCTCGGCCCCGGTCTCTGTAACCTGTTTGTTGAACCCTGGTGCAAAACCTAATTTTTGTAACATATAACCTCATTATAATACTATTTTACAAATGATGGTAGACCCAACATAGGTCTTCCGTCAAATCTATTTTTATCAGCAAATGGGCCATTTACATGATTATAATGTAGAAATACTTGACCGCAAATGTTCCCGTCAAAAGGTTCACGCCAATGTTCGAGATCACAGCCACTATACACTAGCATATCTCCTACTTCAAGTAAGACTTTTACACCCTCATCGTTGGTAGGTTCATATTTTTGTACCTTATGAATTCCAACTTCTGAGCCATAAGTGTATCCAGCATTTGGATCAGGGTTAATAAATATAGGCCATGGGTCACCACCTAAATTAATAGTAGTAGATATCTCGCAAGATGGCCTATCTTTATGTCTATGTAAAATGTCTCCATTCTTATATAATCTTGCATAGGAATAAGTAGGACATAGATCTAAGCCGGTTTCTTTTTGCATTACAGGTAATACTTTAACTAATAAAGTTTCCATTACAGGGTCTGCATAATGTGAGTATGTATTTGGAATTTGTTGATCTTTCCACGTTCCCAACATATCATTATCATAAGTAATATTGTTTTCGTACATCCATTTGACTGCATCTCTTTTAAGAAGAAAATAGTTAAATATAAAATTAGCTAACTCATAGCTAATTGCTTTTTTTATTACTTGATATTTATTGAAAGCCATCTTGTATAAAATTAAAACTTACTGATATTCTTATATCATTTGATTCATTGGGTTCAACACTATGCCACAACCAAGAAGGAAACATAATTATTCTACCTTCAACAGTCTCTAAATGAACTTCTCTCCATAAATGTTTTGGTGGTTGTCCTTTAACTCTTGTAGGCATGTTTGTTTGTATGCCTGGTCTTGGATCATATAAAATTATTTTACCACAGTTTTCTTGTGTCTTTACATAATACACACCACTATATAAACTGTTAGGATGTATGTGTGGTTTGTTATATCCACCAGGATAATTTATGTTAGCCCACATATTACCAATCTTTGGTTGTCTATCTAACCATTCTTCTTTATACATTTGATGTTGCATTTTAAACAATTCATCTACTAGTAATTTAAATTGTGGCATTTCATGCATATTAGTTTGACTATGCCAACCATTCATATTTGTTTTTTTTACACCTTTATCTTGCTTAGACCAAGCAACAATATCATTAGCTAGCTGTTGATTATCTAGTTTGACATCTTCAGCAAATACAAGAGTTGGAAAAAATCCTTCAGCTATCATCTAAACGGTTTACCTCCAAACCAACAAACTAAAGATTGTCTCATACCTTTAATTACAGGATTAACTCTATGATTTAAAAATGATGCAAATATAATTGCATGTCCTTGTTTAAGTTCTGCAAATTTACCTGGTGCCATTAGTTCTAAATCTCCACCTTCAAACTCTGATGGATCATTTAACAAAAGAGTCATTGATATTTTTCTAACAGGTGGTTCATGTTGCATGTTTACATCACAATCCATATGCCAATCATAAAAACCACCTTCTGGATATTCTGTAAACTGTGCGTTTTCAGTCACTTGTATATCTCCAAAACCAAAATGATTTTCATTTGCTTTTTGTATAAAGTTATTAAGATCACGATACATGGGTTCCATTTCTTTAAAGGGTATCCAAGATATCGTAGTAACTCTTTTCTTTGTGTCCGTTCCACCGCCTGGTTTACCCATGCCAACTTGAGCTGTTTGTGGTTTTTGTGCTCTACCTGATGCAATAATTTGTCTGCATTGTTCAGGTGTAAACAATGGTGTTGTAGTTTGAACTATCCAACTTTTCCATTTAGGTTCTGATATATGTCTATTTTCGTACATTCTCTACCACCTTTTCATACATTGATTTTAAAAATTCTGGTTTTTTTACAGGATGATTTTCCCAACAAAAAACATTTAAATATTGAAAAAATTTTGTTTCATCACCGTTATCACCTACGTAACATAATGTAGATTCATATTTATCTTTAAAATATTCATATCTATGTACACCACTTCTAATATGCACACCATCTGCATCTAAAACAATAGGACACAATAATCCATTTTTTTCAAAGTCTGGGTTTATTTTTTTTACAAATATATTTTCTGTTGGAAAATAAGTTTTCATATTTTTAAATTTTATTTCTTTTAATTTATTTTTAAATATTTGATAATGTGGTTCTAACATTAACTTACTCCTCTGTTTCTAATTGGGTCATACTGCACATCCATATTTGCAGCAAGTGTTCTTCTATATCCTGGTCCATTAAATGGATAAACACAATGTCTCATATCATATGGAAATATAAAAAAATCTCGCTCTTTTATTTCTGGTTGATAATCAACATTTGCAAATTGACCATTAGCTGATCCTAATATTTGAAGTCTACCATTTTGAGGTTGGCCCGCTGCAGAATATTCTACACCAAAACTTTGTGGTAATTTTAAAATCATAACACTAGATAAACCTGTGTATAATGATCCTTGGTGCACGTGCACTGGATTGTACTCATGTTCAAACATAGTATTAACCCAAATAGAATTAAAATGTAAATCATAACCTGTAATTTTATTCCAATCTAAATAATGTTTAAACTTTAATTCAAACCAACCTAATACGTTATCAGGTAAATGGTTATGTCTAGTCATCTTTGAACTATCTTCACCATTGAAAAATAAACTATGTTCTTTTTCAATCTTACCAACTAGTTGTTTGTTAGCAGGTTTTAATTCAGGATATTTAGTTTCATAAATATGGTTAATAGTATTAAATACATCAAGTGGTACTTGATATCTTAATACCGACTGACCTAAAAATATAAAATTAAAATCTGATGTGCCCATATTTCTGTCTTATCCTTTCTGGAATTTTTTCTATATAAGGATTATATACTTTTCTTACAGGTCCATCAAATAGTTTATGCATATTACTACCAACTACTTTATCATCATAAGATAAACCATTTACATTTACTTGGTCTAAATTATCAAATCTGTGATTGAAATAAGGCTCACCCATAAACTCATATATTTTCCTAAACTCTTGTTCTGGGTTTGTAACCATGTCATCGTATTTTACATAGTGGCACATATCTTTATAATTATATGAATTTTTTATTGCTTGTAAATCTTTTGCAACAGCGCCATCTTTGTTCATAATCATGCTTAATTTTTCTTCATCGTTTTTACAATTAAATCTATTAACAAAGGAGTCAGGATTTTCTGTGTACCACTGCATGTAACTAGCTAACACGTCCATCAAATCTCTAAGTAATACAATACATTTAAAAGGTTGTTTAAAATGTTTTTGCATTAATGCAAAATTTCCTTCAGTCATCACTGGACCACGATCAATAATTATACGTTGTGGCCAATCTTTATAATAAATATCAAACACAGAATCTAACACATTGTCTAATGATTTATGATCTGGATAATTTAAAAATACATCAGTTTGTTTTAGCAAAAATACATCTTTCATTATCTCTAACGTAATAGAGTTAGGTGTTGCAGCTATCTCAGGGTTTTGATTCATAATACTTGCAAACAAAGTATTACCTGATCTAGGTTGTGCTACTAAAAATAAAAGTTGTTTATTTTTCTTTGGCTCCGAGGTCATTGGTCAATTGTTCTTTCTTGTTGTAAATCATTTCTCCTGATTTTTTAACTCTTTCTATAGTTTGTAATTGTCCAAGTACATTAAACACTTCTGGCTGTGATGAACCTGATGTTAATGTCTCTGCTTTATTTTTCATAATTAAATGATATGAATCTAATTGATGTCTGTTAACATCTTGTGTATCAAATGAACCATCATCAAATTCTTTTTTAAGAGTTGACCATAGTTTAATTTCTCTCATTCTATCTCTAGCAACTAACTGCATGTTAGCTACAGAGTAAGTTTTTTCATCTATATCTATTTGAAGTAATTCTTTTTTTAATGGATCTTCTTCTGTTTTTAATTTTTCTTGTAATCTTTTTAATTTAACTTCATTACGTCTAGCATCAAATGATAGGCTCATTAAGTTTTCTAAAAATACGTTTTGTTCTCTAACACACTGCCAATACTTAGAAGCTTTAGTTGGATATTTTGCATCTTGTAACACAGACATTCTCATTTCTGTTTCTGTTCTAAATACTTGTTTCTTGGTCCATGTGTCTCTAAGTTCAGATGTCATTTCTTTAAACTCTTTAACATCATTTGGATCAAGCAAATTATTTAAGCTTGGTGCTTCTTTTTCTATTAACGCATGTATATTTCTTTTTTCTGTCATAATTAATTCCTTTCGATTTTTTATATATAACGATTATTAACTAGTTGTCAATGTCGAAGCTGTAGCTACTGATGTACCTTGTGTATATTCTTCAGTTAAGGCTCCATTAGGGCTTGGTGCTCCACCAAAAACTATTCCTGTTGTACCATCCCCCATTTTTCCTCCAGAAGAAGACGTTCTAGGAGTACCTAAATTTGCATCAGCAGACCAAGCAGTTCCATTATATCTAATTCCTGCCGATGCTGCTAATATACAATTATCTAAAGGTCCTCCTCCAGCAGAAGAAAAAGCTCCTCCTGGTGTACTTCCACCAGCTGTCCAATTAGTTCCATCATATTCTACAAATGTAGATGCACCAGGTATTGCTGCTCCTGCAGCAGTTTGAGATTGTCCAACATCTCCTGTATTTGATCCTACTACGGGCATATTATTTACATTAGACCATGAAGAACCATTATATTCTTGTGTTTTATTTGTACTACCTGCAGAGGGTGAAGTTACATATCCACCATAACCCAAACAAGCTGTTTGTGGTCCTGTTCCTCCAGCATCAGAAGTGTTAGTAGCTAATGTTGGACCTGCAGTCCAAGAAGAATCATTCCATGTAGAAAAATTATTTAAAATTGTAGGGTAGCTAGGAAAAGCTCCGCCACCAACCCAAGCAGCTGTTTTTGGTCCTCCAGACATTCCCGTTCCTCTTGCACTATAATTTAAATTAGGTCCTCCAGTCCAAGTTGAACCATTATATATATTGACTGTGTTAACACCTGCAGGTGGAGCAAATCTACTACCACCTATTGAAAGAGCTGCATCCTTATCTCCAGCACCCCCAGAAAAATATACTCCTGTGGGTAATGCTCCACCAGACGCCCAAGCAGAATTTGTAATTGCATTAATGCTAGAGTTGTATTCTTCTGTGGCATTACTATTTCCAGGATTTAAATCTCCAGCATAACCTATAGCAGCTGATCCTGTCCCTGCTCCTGCAAAAGATTGTCGAGCAGTAGCCATGTTTGCTGTTACAGTAAAAGTAGATCCATCCCACTCATTATTAGCTGTAGTTACAACACCAGGTGTTCCTGGTCCTGCTGGAGGAGGAGTATTTATGTTTCCTCCAAAAATAACAGCATGAGTTTGTGTTCCAGCTGTTACAGCTCTGTTTTGTCCATTCGAAATTGTACCTGGTAAAACTGTCCAACTTGATCCATCATAATTAGCTACTGCTGTTGATGTATCAGTTGGCTGGCCAGTTATTCCTCCTGCCCCTAATGTGGCTGTTTGTGGTCCAGCTATACAAACATCTTGTAATGCTACTGGATAAGCTCCGCCTGCTGTCCAAGATGATCCGTTATATTCTTCCGTATTATTTCCTGGGCTAACAGGTCCACCACCTCCTACAGACAAAGCTGCAGTTTGTGTTCCACCACCACCCATATTAGAACGTGAAGAAGGTAAAGCTCCACCTGCAGTCCAAGATGATCCATCATATTCTTCAGTTGCAGTTGTAAATCCACCTGGATCTACGTATCCACCAAAACCTAAAGCTGCAGTTTGTGTTCCTGCTCCTCTTAAAACAAATCTTCCAGTTCCTAAAGCTCCACCTGCAGTCCAAGCATAACCATTATATTCAATTGTTTGAGGTTGTGCACTACCGAGTCCAAAACTTAAAGCTGTAGTTTGTGTTGCTTGAACAGCAGACGCATTTCCACTTCCAGCTGTTGGTATATAACCACCAGCTGAAAATGCTTTAATTTGTACTAATGTTTTGTTTGTGCCTGAAGTCGAGTTATACCACACCTGTCCCTCGGTTGACGAATCTGTTAACGTCGGATCCGAAGATAAGTATCTTACCCGTGTACCATGTATACTCTCGTATTCAGCCATTTATAAATTCCTTTATGGGAGAGTAATATCAGTTGGTCTACTTGACATAGCTTTTTGCTCATCA